AAATCTTCATACTTCATTAAATATTTTTTAGAGTAATTTAATCCGTATGGGGTTAGTCTAACTGATTCCCAACAATTTTTACAAGTCTTACAATGTTTTATAACACTGTCAGCCTCGCTAGATTTCCACGGTTTTCTGCCCCCCATTATTCACCACCCTCATTAAACTCAAGTTTAATATTATAATCATTAGCTACTTTTTTAAGTAGTATTTCAGTATAATGTCGCTTGTCGCTAGTCATTTCTAAAGTATAACCCATAGTAAATAAATACTCGATAGCTTCCATACACTCTTTTTTTGTTACCTTGTTTAGCATTATTTAATCCCCCTAATTTGATGGTTAAGTTTAAGAGAGTAATACCTATAAGTATCTACCTTTGCTCTCTCAATGTTTAAGTCTGTTTTCAATTTAGCAACCCATATTATAAGTGCCATAATAGATAACATTAATATAATCTCCATAAGTTCTCCTATTGTTAGATTTAAGTTACATATAATATAAATTCCTGTCAAGCAATTTATTCATTGCCATGTATAGCCATATGACAATTAAAACATATAATTATACATTTATTAATTTCTTCTAGTATTTTCTTCCATGAGTGGTTCATCATATTGGAAATATTAGCCACTTTATTATCATGCTCGTGGTGAAATGTTAGCGACCTTGTGCTAAATCTTTCCTTGTCTCTCTTTAAGGAATACCCACAGCCACAACTAGCCTTTAATTTATAAGCATTTAAACGCTTTCTATTTTCAATCCTGCCACTAGGTAAATATTTTTTATGAGTCCAAAAGCATTTGCGACATTTATGAGTTAAATAAGGATTCCCATTTATATCTAATCCGTTTCTTTTACCACCACCACCAGATTTATAAAAATACTCTTCTGTTTGTGGTTTTATTTCTTTGCAAATTTTACATTGTCTAGTTGTCATTTATAACCCCCACATATAAATCTCTTTTGTTTAATATAATCTCTCTAGCAAGTTGTAAAGCCATGAGCATATCATCTTTATCATATTTTATACCTAAGTCAATTAATAACTCGGGTTCATCCCACGGTAGACTAAACATGTCAGATAATATAAGGCTTTCAATATCCTTAATTATATTATTAGCTATTTTTCTGTTGGTTTTTTCTAGCTCTAATACTACTTGATTTGATTTACGCATTTCTCCCCCTTATTGATTTGATTATATAATAAATAAATGTACTCCAAAATATACTAGGCATAAGTACCCCTAAATATATAAGGAAATAATGACCTCCCAATATAAAATAGCCAAAAATAGATCCTATACAAATGCCTAGAAAAACAGATAAATGATTCATTTTACCACCTTTATTTTTTCAACATCTAAATATAATTCGTGCCTTGAATCATAATCAGTCCAATTCCAATTTTCTCTATATTTATTTGCCTCTTCATATGAATCAAATAAACCATATACCATTGAATCGCACGAATCCCAATTCGCAATAACTACATACATATTTATAATCTCCCTTGTTTTTTAATAAAAATGCTTAAGTCCTTAACTTTTTTGAATGTCATTTCTTGAAATGTTAAACTATCATCATCAAGGTTAGGCTCTAAATTATAAACCTCTAACAAGCAAACCGTTGCAGTATTTTCAAAACCGTAAACATCTTTAGCTTTTTTAATTGCCCTTTCTGCATCATTGGTTAGTAGGTAGGTAAATATAACTTGCTCTTTTACTATTTGGTTTGTACTTGAACACCAATCTGCTCCCCGATATACTTTAACAGCATATATATTTAAAGAGCCTTCCATATAAGCATCAAAATCATCTCTGTTGAAGTGTCTAGGCTCGGGTATTATATCTTTGTATTTATCCCTTAAATGGTTGCAGTAATTTTCTGTACTTGGCTCAGTTGTGAACATTTTTTATTTCTCCTTATTGGTTAGCGAAAACATGACCGTTACTGGTGATAAAATAATCATGTTTCATTGTGTGATAATATTTATCATAATCAAAATAATATATTAAAGGGTTGTCATTGTCCATATAACAAGCAATGTCATTATCTGCTAATTCATCGGTAAAGTCTTGTAATTCGTCATATTTACCCATAAAACATTCTTCAAAAGTCTCAAAAGCCTCTGTTATATCTTCCCAATAAAAATTCTGATTTTCCATAAATTCAAAAAATGCGTCTCTTTCTTCTTCATCAAGTCCTAGATTTAATACATCAAAAACCCTTGAATCAATAAAAGATTCCCCAATTAATTGATTAGGTATATTTTCGTAATCTTGAAACATAAATTCGGGGCTGTATTCTTCAGCGTGTAATTTCTCACATGCTGAATAAAATTCCTTAATAGATTTATAATTTTCTAAATCTATCCAAGCACCTCCTATGCTTCCTTGATTATATTTTTCATAAGTTCCTACATATACTTTCATGTTTTCTGTTCTCCTTTTTTAAAACTGTGAAAAGTCAAATTTTGATTTTGAAATGTTTAAGTCCTTAACTTTTTTGATTGGCTCAACTCTTACGATTCTTTGAACATAGTGTTTTCTGTTGCGTGTCCAATCTTCCACAATCCCACCTTTTAAAGTGAATACATGTCCTTTAGTACCTACAAAGTAAGTATTTAAGTCTAGGTATTCAGCAACCGTTTTCGGGGTTAATCCCTTGTTAAATGTGCTTTTAACGGTGTTCTGTGAATATTCCCTATAATTGTCAGCTATCCATTCAATTTTAAATCCGTACTCTTTTGAAATCTTTTCAACATGGTCAAAGAAATAAAATCCGTTTCCTTTTTTGCGATAACCTTTTTCAAAGAAATCTTTTTGCACTTTTTCGAATGGTTGATTAAATGCGATAGCTGTTGCTATTACAGTACAGCAATTATTGTCATTGTCATATGCAAATTTTTTCATGTGATTATAATTCTGTTCCATTGGTTGTTCTCCTATTATACCAAATATCCCGAGGGATTTCGGGGCAAGAATAGAAGCCTTGCCCCTCATCAGTTTGGATTTATATATTGCCTTTCTGTATGTTATCTAATATCATTCTCATAGCCTCTAAATCATAAAATTCAGGCTCATTTTCAAGACCTTTTGAGCCTGTATAAAGACCACTAGATTTTTTACTTCTCATGAACTTCATTACTTCCTGTTCTAGGCTTAGTTCTTCCTTTGGCTCTTTAGCAATTTTAACAACCCTGTAAGAGCCTAAATCAGTTTCATTAAAATTATCATAAACCCCATCGACATTTTCAATCATTGGGAGAGTAACTTTTTTAATTGTTACTGAATGAGTTTCTTGCTCATCTCCCAAAATAGCAAATTGAACGGGTTTTTCTTTTATCATTGTTTGAACTTGCTTTTTGATAAACCCCTTGATTGATTCTTTCATTTCTTCGTTTCCATCACTAGCAAGAATATTATCAAATTTCTCAGTTAATTGGGTTTTATTCGTTTCTTTGTTTCTGTGGTGAAAATCTCTTTTGATTATGTCGGTTACTGTTGAACTCTTTTCACCTATCTCGCAACCCAATTCAAGTGCAAGATTTATCTCCTTTTTAGTAGGCTTTTTAAAAGTGATTTTAGTATTCTTTTTACTCATGTTTTTGTTCTCCTTAGCCTTAATGGCTCGTTATTTTTATTTGATTAACACTAGATTCTAATGATTAAATGAATGCGTGTCAATAAAAACTTTTAAAATGTTTAAGGCACTTAACTATTTAGGAAACTAAAAACGCTTAAAGGTATTGTAAAAAAACGATTATTTGCGAGAAATGCAACAACTATTTTTAACTATTTGTATTTTTTTTACATCTATTAAGAAAAAAATTCATTTTATGTAATTTTTTACTTGCTTTTGTCAAAAAGCCTTTAAAGGTGTCTAGATGATCCATAGAGCCACTTTTTTAAGTATTCATACATTTACATTAAAAAACTTTTTTAATCGATTTTAGACCTATCCTCGCAACTTTACTGAGGAGAAAATTTATCAATTTTGCATGAATCCAACTAAGCACTAAATTAACACTTGTATATATGAGAAAAGAATAGTATTAATACAAAAGAATAGGGAGAAATCAAAACATTTTATTTTTATTTTTGGATTTTAATTTGTATACAATCAAACCACCCACAAACGCAACACAAAAAAACTTTATTTTTAAATTGTTTGGTATTTCGGCAAATCCTGCCTAATTTCAGCGTTTTTTAAACTTTTTTCCGAAAGTTCTTGCTAATCCCCCATAGGCGTATTAAATTTAGGGTAATGTTGTCAGTTCGCATTCCCCATAAAATGTTATATAACAAACACTTAGCCCCCATCTTATAAAAAAGTTTTTAAAAGAAAGTCCTAATAAAAGCTACGCTTTTATCTTATGTATTGTATAGTAGTATTTGTGCCTTATTAGGATTCAGATGAAATATCTTGTATAAAAAAATTAAAGTCCGTAGAATATACCATAAAATAAGGATTTTATTATGAGCGTTACCCTTCCAGTTAAGTGGAAACCAGAAAAATCTATCGCTATAGATATGTTAGTGAGTTCCCCAGAGTCCTCAATACAGGCTGTTGCAGATAAAGCTGGAGTTACGACAAATACTATACGAAATTGGTTTAAAGATCCAGAGTTCGTAGAAGTATATTATCAGAAATATATGGTTACATTTGGTGCAAGACTGCCCAATGTTTTAAATAGTATGGTTCGTGAGGCTGAGGCTGGTAATGTTCAAGCTGGTAGACTTGTATTAGAACATTCTGGTAAACTTATAAAACGAGTTGAGGTTAATAATCATCAAAGTCCTTTTGAGAAGTTCTTAAATACGCAAATTCCAGAAGAGGCTGAGGTAATTGAGGACATCGAAGTCCTACCACAACGACCAGTAGTTCCAGAAAATCCTTTAAAAATTAAACTCGAAGAGAAAAAAAGAGAAAAGAAAAATAAAAAAAGACGAGAGGCTCGTAAATGGAGAGAAAGAGCAGAGGCTGTTAATATTCCCCTACCTAATAAGGGTAGACAGACACCTAGACAGCGAAAAGAATGGCAGGAAAAAATAAAAAAACGAGAAAAAGCATTAAATATCAAAGTCCTTTAAAAAACTTCTAGTGTCGAATGACTTACATTCTGGACATTCTTGATTTCTATCAGGCTCGACAGATAATACTTCCCAAACCCAATGACATTTAAGACAAATACACTTTAAAAACCCAAAATCGTTCATTATGATTTGCCCCAAGACTCATTTTCTATAGAATACTTAGATAAGTAGGTTTGTATTTCTTTATCTATTGCATTTTCTTGTTTTTTTTGATAGGGAGCGATAATTTGACTTAAAAATCCTAATAGGTTATTGTTTATAACCATCAAATCTTCTAATTCAAGTATTTTTTTGTTTAAATCTACTATATCTGATTCTCTTTGAACCATATAGTCAATTAGTAGCCTTAATAATTCATTATCCATTTATTAATCTATGGATAATAACTAATTTAATACAATAATTTATTTTTTAAGAGAGCGTTTTACTTTTGACCTAAAGTCCTTGTTTATATTATTTCTAGTAATATCTGTTATGCCTACAAAGTCTCTAGCTGGTACAGGTATATTTTTTTTATTGTTTATAAATAAGACTTTATCATTTTTTACTTTAAGAGGTACTTTTTTAGGAGTATAGCCTTCTCTATGATATTGTCCGTACTGTAAAAACTTTAATTGACTACTATTAGACTTAATGCTGTTATATAAAGCACCTGTAGCCTTTAATGGCTTATTGCCAGATACTTTTCTTGCCTTTCTAACTTCTAGAGTAGATGTTTTTAGATTAGGTTTTAGTCCTTTGTCTATATTTTGCTTAGAACCTTCTTCTGTGCCTTTTGCGTACTCAGTTTTATACTCTCTTATAATTTTAGGCATTTCTCTTGCGAGTTTACCAAAATCAAAATTAGTCTTGATTGTTATTTTCATTTACAACTACAGGATTTTCTTGTTCGTTAATACTTCTGTTCTCGTCTATAATAGCTTGTGCTTGGTCTACTGTTAAGTCCTTGTTATCACGAACCATTATTTTTGCTCTAGTAATAAGATTATTCTTAATATCAAATTCATCTTTTAATATTTGATCTTGAATAGTCTTTGGGTATTCTACTTCTTCAAAGTCTACACCAAATTCTTCTGGCAAATTAACACCATTATAACCAGCAATAGTTCTTTCAACATCATAGAATTGCTTTTCATACATTCTCCAAAGAGCAATGTCATCATAATAATCTTCTTTTCTCTCCATATCTTTAATCATAAGAGAAATACCACTAGGAACTTCACCACCAGATTCTGCCCAAGTAATCCACAAATGATTATTGGTAGCAACCAATTCCATTTGAAACTTAATATTGTTTATTGCCTCATCTATATTTCCTTGTGGGCTAGTAATATTGTAAGCCCCCTCTTCTCCCATGTCAAGAATAGTATTAGAACCAGCTCTTAACATGCTTTGGTCAGCATTTAAACCTGTTACCCACGGTT